TGAGGAGATAGTCAGTATGTTTAATAGAGACCCGCGGACTGGTGCAGTTGTTTCTAAGGAAAGTATTGATTATAATATAGATGATATACTCGATGTGTTTGGAGAATGTGGAGCGTCTGCTTCCGTAGAAGAATATAGAAAACTTATGGAGGAATAAATGGGTAAATTAACAGATATGATGTTTTCAGTTAATGAAGATCAAAATAAAGTTAAAGAGAAGAAGAAAACACTCTTAAAGAGATTGGAATTTGGATCACTATATAATAGAGAACTTAATCAAAATCTCGGTATCTATACAGAGTATTATGGACTTCCAAGAAATTCGTATAATAGGGAAAAGAAGTGGTTTATTCATTATCCTCCTAAAGGTTTAGTAGACGTACCATATATGTATTATAACGACTCTATAATTAGAAGAGCTATTGATATGGTAGTAGAAACTGCATTGATAAATGGAGTAGGTCTTAGTTCCAGGAATAAGAAATATTTAGAAGCCGTTAAGAAAGAGTTAGAACATATTTGCGATAATTCAGATACCGTATTTGAAGTATTCTTCAAGAATGTATTAACTCACGTAGCTACTTTTAACAATGTATTTATAAGAAAATTACGAGTACCTACAGACGACGCCTCTAAGATATATGTGGACGGAAAGCCTGTAGATAAAATAGCTGGAATAGAGATAATTACTCCTACCAATATTGCAATAGTTACTGATAAGAGAGGTAATGTATTGTTCTACCACCCTGTACGAGAAGTCAGAGTAGGAAAGGAAAGAGTAAGTTACGTAGTAGATTATGATACTAAAATACCAAAGGAAGATATTATACATATTAAGTTTGGCGGTATCTCTACTCTTATGTGGGCGATCCCGTCACTGTTAGCGGTTATGGACGATGTCGTTATATTAAGAAGAATAGAAGAAGACGTATATAATCTATTATTCCAGCATATTGTTCCGTTATACCATCTGCAATTGTCAACAGAAGGAATGGATATGCTAGAAGCAGAAGCACAAGTGGATAAGATGTATGATACTGTTGAAGATAAAGTTAGTCACGGCGCATTAATAACGACAGATGCATGGACGTTGAAAGTAATAGATCAAGGTAATTCGAGAATACCTAATGTAATACAATACCTTGAATACTTTAAAACAAGAGTATATACAGGATTAGGATTGTCTGCTATATCTTTCGGAGAAGCAGCAACTGCAAATAGAGCAACAGGAACCATTGTAGCGAGAAATCTAGTCATGATAGCGAAAAGTCTCTTAAATACGGTTAAATTATATTTGGATCATTTCTTACTGAAAGAGATACTTGTTCAAACGAAAATGGTAAAGAAGGAAATAAATGATGAAAACAAAGTAGAGATATACATTCCAGAAATAGATATTGAATGGAGACAGAGTATCGAAAACCATGGATTAATGCTGTTACAAGCTAATGGCATAACTATAGATGAATTCAGGAAGGAATATTTAGGTAAGTTACCATACTCAGATGATGACTTATGGAAAACGTACACATATATGTTTAAGTTGCCGCAGTCTGTATCAATTGCTAGAGACGAGTCGTTATCTGAGTTTTTGCAGACACAACAGATGCCAAGAAATCAATATGGAGCAAAAGAAGCGCCGGGAAGGAAAGCAGACGAAATCACTTTAGAGGAGCTCAAATTCCAGGATGTCTTAAACGATGAAGCTAGAAAGTTTCTTGACTCTCTTAATGTATACCATGCTGCCAGCGTGTTTAAAGGTATAGTGCTACCGTTAATGGACGACGTATTGGCAGGTAATAATGCGTCATATTCTAAGGTTAAAACTGCTCTAAAACATTACTTAATAGCATATTCTTCAGTAGTTATTAAGAAGGCAATACATGATGTTGTTACGGAATATGAAGGTAAAAATCCTAAAGTAGACAAGTTGGCACACGCGGACGTACTGAAATTACTTAAAAATAAGCTCTTTAGCGTAATAGATGAATCAGTGAAAAACATTAGAGAAGTTGTGAATGACGACGAAAAATACCAGACATTCGTAGACAAAGAACGTAGAATATTACTGAATATGGAGATTCTCGCTAGAACGGAACTAGTACGTGTGTATTGCGCTACAAAATTATATGCATATAACATGATGGGATATAATAAAGCAAAAATCAAGTTCATTATAGACAATACAGACCATAACGGAGAGCAGACTATAATATCACTAAAAGATAAACATTATGTTCTTACTCCATGGAAGTGGCACCCTAACGCAGTAAGGGACGTAGTTCCTACGTAGAATTTTGACACATAGAGAGTTCTGTGTATATCATTGATACTTATACGATTACACACATATTAGACAGTATCTACTTGCTAGACAGGTGTTTATATGCTATACTACAATAGAAATGCATAGGAGGAGCTATGAATAGAATAGTACTCATTGATAAGGTAGCTACAATAGAGTTACCTCAATATGATAATTCTTTGTACTCATCTGATAGGATTATTATAGAACTGAGTGCTACGCACACAGGATTTGTTAACAAGAACTTCTATTGGTATGATACAGAAACTGTAAAAGAAAGAGCCAATACATTTCTACATCCGTATCCAAAACCACTTGTAATATCACATGAATGGGAAAATCCTGTTACTACGATAGGAAGAGTAATAGGGATTGAGTTTGTAAGTCTACCGAAATTGGAAAAAGATGATCTATATTCTCCTGAAGGAGTGCTAAAGGTATTTGCAGAGGTTACAGATCCAGATGCTATAAAGAGAGTTTTAGATAGAAGATTTCTTACAGTTAGTATAGGAGCTGAAGGTTCCGCATACTGTTCCATATGTGGAGAAAAATTGTCTAGTGACCCATATGAACATGAACATGTAAGGGGGGAGAAATACGACGGAAAACTTGCATATTGGATTATAAAGGATGACTTAGAATATACACAAGTAGCATTTGTAAACACTCCTGCAGATTCTTATGCCAAAGTAGAAAAGGTGTTATCAGAGTCTCAATATACAGAGTTAATTCAAAAATCAGGGTATAACGATAGTACGACAAAAGGGAATAGAATATTCTTATTTGACGTGTATCAAAAAGGGAGGTTAAATATGGGAGATAAAGAGAAGGATAAAGATGTTTATATGGAGGACTTTTCAGATCTCGAACTATCCAAGGAAGATATTGATTCGCTTAAGGAGTTATCAGATGAGTTTCTTGAGGAAGTAGAAAAGGCATCAGATGAGTTTGAGATCGAGGTCGACGAGGAGGAGTTTGAGGATTCTACAGAAGAAGATAAGAAACTTCCTCCTGCTGGTTCCAAAGCCAGAAAGAAAATGAAAACTGTTTTTTGTGGTCCTAACAAAACATTTCCTATTCCGGATTGTAAACATGCTGCAGTTGCTCTTGCCATGCTGAATTGGCCCAGAGTTAAAAAGAAATATAGTGCTAGCGTTAGAGCAAGAATAAGAGCATGCGTGATGAGAAGAGCTAAAGCACTTGGATGTAAGATGGCAAAGAAGAAAAAGGATTCTGTAGACGAGAATACTACAGTTCAGGAAACAATGCATAAGAAGCATATTACTGACGAGAATACAATAAGAGATATAGTAAAGGGAGTATACGAGGATACTATTAAAGAACATAAGCAACGTCTTGAAAAGCTTGAACAAGCCAGCAAGAAGCTTTTGGTTAGGTTAGAGAAAATTGAAGAGGAGCTCAAAAATATAGCAAACATGAAAGACGAAGATCTGGTTGATACAATTTCCAGTCTTACAACTGACAATGTTAACCTCAATAATAAAGTGGAGCTTCTGGCAAAGAAGTTGTATACTACTATGTCAATTCTGTTAGGTGATTTGGAACAGAAGGACAATTTTAAGTTCAATGATTATGTGGAGGATGTAACAGCAGAACTATCTCTCCCAGAAGTAATGGAAAAGATAAAAGATATGGAAGAGGCTATCAATAAAAAAATAACTTCTAAGAAGGAAACTGCAAAACAGGATCTAGAAGATAATGAAGCTCAAACTCCTGGAGCGAAAGCAGTTTTAGAGTTCTTCAACATGATCGATGGAAATAAAACAAAGGATTAAAAGGGAGGTAAGATATGATTAAGGATCTTTACGGACGCACGACAAACATGCCATTTAGAGAAGCCCCCGATAAATTCAGAAGTTCGAGATTAAGAGGGCAGATACATGCGGGAGATGAGCCTACTGATGTTTTCTATCCGCTGAAGGCTCTTCCCATAGCTTTCTTAGATGTAGAAACTCAGGATCCAGTAGTAATTGCAAAAGGAACAATTGTATCTGCTTGGGGGCACTTTACTGAGAATACTCATATTCCAGTTCCTGCTTCTTCTGGGACTATTCCTGTTTATGAGGCTGTAGGGAATGGAACTATGAACGTCAATATTGATACATCTTTCTGGGGATATCCAAATGCA